CCGATGGTTATGGAGTCAGAGAAGGATTGTCCATGATAGTCGTCCCCGTAGGGCCGGCTAACACGAATTTTCCTCCTCTTCTCCGTATACCTTAGTGCGAATGGTGCTTCGGATTTACATCCTTGCATCATTCCGTAGCTGAGGGCTCTAGCAAAGCCCCCATTACACTCGATGTCTTTATCAGGGACCGGGACCGGAATCACTTCCGACCACGACCATGAGAAAAGACTTCTATCCCACTTACTACTGGGACATGCCATAAATAGATCTAATGGTACCGAAAAAGCGGTATCACCGGGTTCTCGTCCGGGTCGCAGGTGCAAAGCCTGTACCGGGAGAGAATTCCGCAAGAACATCAGAAGGTTAGGAGTAATCCAACTTTCAGTTCTTGAAGACCTATAAAAAGCATTGTGTAATGCGACAAGGTGTTCTCTTTTCGAGATCCACCTCGTAACAACTACAGGACGTACGTCCTCACCAAGGAACCAATCTGCTCCACACGACTCACGGAAGGGACCTGTAATGAAACTCTTGCGAGTATTCACGACAAACCCAAACCGGTTTAGCGCCTCGATAACTCTAGAAGAGACGCTTTGCCGGCATATTATGTCGTCACCGTAGACAGAAAAGTCTAAGACTTCGCTATCTATACAAACTGAACCCTTTTCCATTACTGGGAAAGGCTCCAGAGGTGCTTTCATAACTCCGTAAATAAGAGACGAAAAGATAAGCGTCTCTAGTGGGAAGCAGAAACCATTACCCATGGAACAGAATTTCTCGTAATGAGAAGTCCGTCCACCTACTTGATAAAAGTGGGACCGGAGGTCATCCAAAAAGGAAAACCACTGGCTGGGCAGGAGCCGCCTGACTACTTCTTTTGCTAAAGTATCAGATGCTGACTCCAGATCAATAGTGACATAAGGGTCTGATTGACCAGGAAGTGAACCCTCACGGGCTAACGACTGGTTTCTCAGTTGGTCGTAGAGATTTATATTAGCGCGCTTTTGAAGGCGCTCCTTTATAAATTTATCTACCCCACCCTGAAGGCACGAATTGATAAATGGTTCGATTGCGATAGTCCTTTCGGTCGTCGCAGTCTTTGGTACCAACGTTATATTGTTGGAAGTTACTACTTCTATCTTACGGTGATATGACTGACCGAGCTTTCCTACTTTGCGGTTCTTCTTTTGGAAGCCGCGTAGAAGGTTAGCCCATTGGTCATTCAAACCAATCATAAGGTATCCGTAGTATCGAGCAGCAGACGTGACGGTCCAACGTTTTGAGAGAAGTTTCCTCGCGACGTTGGTCTTACTTCCGTTTACGCCTACACATGCTCCGGTCGTTATGCTCGCTTTCTTAAGGATGGAATCAAGTTTTGGTTCCAATCCGATAACACACTCGATAAAGTGGCGTGCATGAAGCACAACACGATCTAGTGGGTCATCTTGCATCGCCACATTCGTAGCTTTGCACTTTTCTTCAGAAGCACGGAACTTGTCAAGACCCGCTTGGCGCGGATCGAGATTTGGTACGTACTTCTTTGGAAAAGGGACCTTTTTGATAAGAGAGCTTATTTGTGCCGCTTCGAAATAAGACGAAGCTGAATCATACATCTGTGGATTCAGGCACGAACTCCAGTCGATAAGTTTCTCAATACTACGAGAACGTAAGTTCCCGAGTAAGAGATGCTTATCTTCTAGAGACGATCGTTCCACCGCTAACCTAAGGAAGTCAAAATAGACGGCCTCAGGGATGACTTGAAGCTTACGCTTCTTGCTGAAATGTTTGTGCATTGCACACCTCCACGGATGTTGGTTAAATAGCAAAGGTACGTTACGTACCCGAACTATATTGACGGTTCTAAGACAATCTAACTTTCCATGATAAACTCAGAACGCTCCAAAGGGAACGTTTACTGGTTTATTTCATGGTTAGTAAACAGATCGTCAGCAGAAGCCGTCGCCAACCAGACTGCGATATCAGTAATCATCGTAGCCTGTTCCGTAGCGTCAGCATCGGCAGGGAAAGAGACCGAAACAGAAATAAGTCCTGTTCCGACTGGATCCGTGCCGTCAGTCATCGTACGAGTTAGCTTTAACTCAGCCTTACCTACACCATTGAAGGTACTGGTGGGTTTCGGACTAGTCCGATACGCATCAATATAGTCCTTGGTGGCAAACGTGTTGGACGGGCCAAGATAGCGATAGCTATCGGGGCTTCGAGCAACGTCATTTGCATAGGTTTTGGCATTTACTGTAAGAGCCATTTTAATGGTCCTTCCGGTGTAACACCGGTTCAAAGGTTAAGGTTTTCGGCGATTTATGATTCCCCAAATTAATGAAAGGGAATCGACAATCCGGGCTGTTCCTAAATCAAAGGTGTCAATAACTGACGTCGTTGTTAAGGTAGGCCGTCCCATTCCTGGGACCCGATATTTTACCTGCCTCGAAATCGAGGTTGGGTAAGATCCTGGCGTATTGACAGAAAAGGCGGAAGTATTAGTACCCGTGAGGGTAGTTGATCCTTCCGACTTAGCGTCAATTTCGACAGTGTACGAACCTCCTAAGAGCTTAACACCCGGCTTGGGAGTGATTGCCTGAACATAATCTCCGATATTGAAAAACCAATCAGCAACAAAGCTGTAAGGGAGTAATTCCCAAACGGCTATTGGAATTTCTTGAAAAGAAAGACCAAAATGCTGACGGTTATCAATTTCGTAGAGAATGTTCGCTCGAACCTTCACGGTCTGTTCCATAAGGTATTCTGACTCTGCGAGTAGAATACCCATACAGGGACCACTGTGAGTTTTGAGCACAACCTCAGAATTTGAGGCTGTGGCAAACCCTCTAGCGGAATATCTGTCTGATAACCCTCCTTCACGGAGAGCATCTACTGCAGCTACGGCATTGCTCAGGTCCTTAATAAGAGGACGCCAACCATATCGGTAGGCTAACC